GATCCACGTCGGTGTTGGCATGAAATGTTCTGCATAATCAGCAGCAGAATCAAACCCATTGAAAGGCCCATGAACTTCATAGCCTTCGCTTAGATTACCTATCAGCACAACACGAGGATCTGTAAGCTCGGGGTTGTCTCCCCATCGGTCATAGTTTAAGCTCGCTTCAATGCTCACGATGCCCTCGCTCTAAGGATTTGTTCTCTAGTAAATGCATCATGTTCCACCACAGGAGTATCACGTTTAGTTCCCTTTCGTTTCTTTACCCTGTCTTCTTCGCCATGCGCTCGCCAAGCATCCCGACATCCGGCACACCTGCATCCGTTGGCGTAGTTGTTAGCAGAGGGTTTACCTTTGCATCCCTTTCTCACCTTTTCTTTCCCTTCTTAATCTAAGAATACGTTTGCCTAGTTTTCCGTATCTATCTTCTTGTTCTTCTTTCTGTTTTCTTAACGCTGTTTCAAACGCAGACTCAGTGAATGCCCACGTTGTGTCCAAAGCTAAGTAGCAATCTTCCAATGTCCATCCAGCGTTCAATGCCAGTTCAACAATATGTCTGATCCGTGCTGGTTTAACTAAAGGTTTTGCTTTCTGTCCTTTCCACCAAGTATTGAGCATCTCGGCGGTATCAGAAAAAGCTGGTGCTTGTGTTACCTCCAGCTTGATTAGCTCCCCCATCTATTCTCTCCTTAATGAGTTGTGCAAAGTTGTGTAATTCCATGACGACATAGGCTCCGCCTGTTCCGACGTTCCGGCGCTTCACTAAAGCAGCAGCAAACTTTGCTTCAGCGTTCACTCGTTCTTGCTCTGTCTCTTTCATTATCTGGGACAAAGAAGATAAAGCGTCCTTCCTATTTTTGCATTCAAATACAAACTCAGGAAGATCGAGACACTTTATATCACCTACATCTTTAGTCCCGACAAGAGGCAGCCGCATGAACTCATGCTTGGTGTAGCTCTGCAAGTACCGAACGCATTCGGTTTCCCATGCAGTCCCTTTTTGTTTTGATTTGCTCATTAGTTCTGATCGTCAGGCAAGTATTCTTCACGGTCATTATCCATGAAGAAAAGTTGCATCCCATTTTGTATTAAGAAAGAACGAGCTTGCTGCAATTTATTGTTCGGGTCCATGTCATATCCTGATGGATGATGGTCAAACTGTTCAACCATTTTCATAGCTTCTAAATCAAATTGATCTGCAAATTCTTTAGGTACCACTACTGAAAAGATAGTTACATCTTCGTTCAGTATCGGTATCAGAATGCTATGTTCATCCATTAGAAAGGCTCCGTATCATCCTCGATTTCGAACCCTTTTTGAACAGTCGAAACTGCGTGTTCAGCTACCGTATCACTTCTAGAACCCCTTGGTTCCCACCTCCACGAAGGCCCAGCATCGTCAGCATATAGACGCAATTTTTTAGTTGTCTTGCCTTCTTTATTGGTCCATTCATCTTCTTTCATGCGACCTTTAATTATGACTCGCTCACCTTTTGATAGCTCAGAAATACGTTCAGCTAATGTATTAAAACATTTAACGTCGAACCAATGCGTAGCCTTAGTATCATCTCTACCCGTTGTCACAGCAACAGAAAACATTACGTTTGCTGTCCCTGATTTAGAGAACCTTAACTCAGGTGCCTGTCCTATATTTCCTGCAATGGTGATCTCACTCATTGTCTTCCTCTCTTTTGTTTAATATGTCAGCAAGAACGTAGTTGCCGTCTTGCTTATGCCAGAGATGTAGACCTAAGCCAACCCTCATAGCACACCTTTTAATTCCATCGGATGCACATGCTTTTAAACGTGCTCCATCTGTCTTCCAGTTGTTCGGATTTTCGCACTCACCAACCTCTTGTACCGAGGTAACTCGTCCATCAATCTCAACAGTAAGAGTGCAGAGGCAACCAGTGAGAGTACCATCAGCATCCCTAACAACATCATCAATATGAAAATCATATGGCCCCAGTATTCCTAATAGAAACTGTGTAACTATCCCGTGTGGCACGTACGCTGCTGCGAACTTGCCCGGTTTAGTTTCCACATACCGATCTGAAAATGGAGTAGCTAATTTAGATAGCTGACTCATAGTATTCTCCTTTTGTTTTAAGTATTTCGCTTACCGAATCTCCCATTGGTATCTCACATAGTGAACGGTGAGAGCAATAGTTACATTCCCAAGGGAGTTCTTCATCATTCCAAAGAGTTCTTAACCCTTCAGGTATTTCATTGTTAGCTAAAGAAGTCCCAGCTTGTAGCGCTTCTTCAGACATAACAAAATTAGTTATCTGTCTTAATGTTGCACCACTCTGTTCAATAACATCGTCGATGTCTATGATCCACTCAACCATGTCACCTGCACGAGCACGATCTTTCCACTTGCCCGGTGTTGCATCAGTACATACATAGATTATGTGAATGAAGTTGTAATCCAAACCCATAGCGTATGCCGCAGCTTGTAATAGATGTTCTTCTTTGGGTCCATCACGTCGAGCCATCCGAAACCCATAATTTCTCATGGTTTTTATTTCGATAACTACACGTTCACTATCTTTGTTTGTATAGATACCATCCGTATGGCCTGATCTCATGTACTCCGGCATTGACACTGGTACTTCAGCTATAAAATCTTTAAACGATTCGCTTTGTTGCAGTGCACACTGGATCTGATGATGCAATGTGTTACCAATTTCTCTAGCTACTAGTCCATTGACTGCATTGTCATAGTCAACTGTCGAAGCTGGTAGTCGCAGCCCATCATAGATTTGTTTTCTAATACATGATCCGACACTCGAAGCTCTAAGAAAAGACCCATCTGCTGTGGGTTTTATCTCATCAGCCATGCCGAGGTCAGCTATGGCCCATCGAGCCATCTCTATCTCTTGCATATTTACCTTTCTGATATCAGTTTATCAGTTTCTTCCACAAGTCCAGAGCTTCCAAGCCCCTTTAGTGTTGTAAATATGGTGAGCCATTGCGGTATTTGTTGGTATCTCATACCGCTTGGCCCACATTTTTTCACCGAAAATATCTGCCCAATAAAATTCATTCACTTGGAAATGTCCATGATCCACACCGTTGTAAGCCCGAGGATTGCCTAGCGATTCACACCACACAATTCCCAAAGCACGTACACAATCGCTGTCTTCCCATTCATATGAGCAAACAGATTCAGCGATCTGAACCTGCTCTTGTGGAATTTCCACGAAAGAAGCAAAGTCTAGAATCCGCCAAATAGCTAGCCAGACGTTCATCTAGTTGCCTCTAGCTTCATCTATTTTTTGGTCGCACCAATCAGACTCAGCAATCTCCCGAGCTTCAAGCATCTCTTCATACTCTTCTTCGGTGAGGTCTGCGTAAGGATCATCGGGCGGATCATCACTTAAATAAATCATTCCTCAAACCTTTCACCATCTACAGTTAAGACTTTGGCATTGCGTACTTCATTAGCAGCAAACGTCCAATGCTCACTGAACTCAGGTAAGTCGTCATTCTCACATGCGTTTATTACCTCATGGATTGCATCATCCAACTCTGCTTCTTCAGAGTTAATAGTGACCAACCAATACAAGGTTTGACCTACCTCAACTTCAAATGTCCGTGACATTATTCTCCTTTGCTTTGTTTTATTTGACGATCTATCTCATCCCACATTAATTCTGGCATTTGAGATACGTCTTTCCCGTAGCCTTTCGTTGTGCTACGCCACATATATTGAGGTCCAGCATGGCGCTCGGGCCTGATAGATGGACGAGTTTCTTGGGTATGACACAGCAAGCACACCACTGGTTCAATCATCCCAGCTTTTTGTGCTCGCTTCATCATCGGGCCAAGCAACCTGCCATTTTCCAATGTGACTCCGGCAGCTTTTAATTCTTCGTGGACCTCATCGCTTGTCCATTCAACATAAGTATTAAACTTTTTATAGCACCGTTGAATGGCTTGCTTTACTGCCAGTTTTTGTGATGGCTTCGCATATGTTTCAGCTATTGCCATGCCTCGGTCACGTTCTTGTTGACCAGTCATGTTCTTACTAATACCTTCGCTGCTTTCTCAGTCATCGGCAGCTTCCCGAACATTACGTTCGCTTGATGTCTGCGAGTACGATCTCGGCTGCTCTTAATACCTTTAACTGATTTATCTTTTTGTTCCCACGCTTGGACAGCCATGAGTGCACCCCATCTAGTGTTACGCACTCCAGCTATATCTTCATCGGTATGGAACCTCTTGTTTAGATCAGCTTTAGTATTAGACCATCGAGTTAGCTTGTTGTAATAACCCTGCTTGTTCTCGTTAATCGCACCATCTTTCAATGATGGAGACGGCATGTGCCCAATCAAATCAACAACTAACTGATCCCATTGGTGATCGACAAACTCTTGGTTAGCCATCCGCTCAATCTGTGCAGCGTATTGTGTATGACGTTCATACCCTTTACACAACTCTTCAACAGCTTCTTGCATCATGCCCTGTGGATCACCCATCTTCTTGAACTTGAAGACAGCTTCTTTATCTAAGACATTCCACTTGAATGTGTTCGCACATACAACGGCTGTTGCTGATTGAGTAGCGATCAAAGGAACTTTCTTGTCGTGACCATTGCCGATGTTGAACATCGACTCAACCTTCGACCAGCCCGGTATATTTATTTCGTCTTTAAACTTTAAAGATACATACCCGACAGCACCATTGTCATACGTGCCTACTGATTCGATAGTCTCAACTAATTCAGTATCAATAAGCATTCCAGTTAAGTCATCAGCTATGAACCGATGCTGAACTATCTGATATTTACTACTAACTTCAGCATGAGCAAACGGATAGTGCTTCATCTTCAAGACATCTCTGCCTTCAAGAACTACATCTACTCCATCATGTTTAATATTTATAGGGTGACGTTCAACTTCACACCAGTCAAAAGCCTCACGAGCTTTTTTCCAGTTGATGTGACCTACATTCCCTAACCTATGCCAAGGAGTCAACGCATACAAAGCGTGCTTGGCATCCAATTCTGTCATCCGATGTGACATTTCTTTCTCCCTTATTTTTGAGATCTTCAGGAGAGGGGACGCTAGGGCATCCCCTCTCCCTTTCTTGCAACTATTAGGTAACGCCCCATGTCTCCCCTTCAGAAGCCGTGGTGCGGACATCCAATAGCTACGTCCTAGAAGCGGCGACCTTTCCATGTTTCTTCGGTCACGCCTGCGTCTAATAATTTGATTGCCATTTCTTTGGCACGTTCTTCAGCTTCACGTTCCATGTCATCAAGCATGGACCCGATGTCGCTATCGATATGGTTGTCTAAAGCGAGCAACTCAAAGTAAGTACCCCGATCAGCGTCCCCGTTTTCTTGCAGATCTTCTAATCTTTGTTGGATATAAAGTCTGATTCCCTCTGCTGTACTGCAATCAGGAATCCTTATAGTCTTCGCATGTATCTTCATGCTTCCCTTTCGTTTAGTTTAATTATATCAGATGTGGCTGCCGTTCCGTGACTGATTGTGACATAACACATCGAAACTCCCATGACTTAACTTAACTGCCGTGACTTAACGCTGCAAACCTTGCCGCGGACCACCTCGACGTAACAAGGCACCACTGCCGTTGCTGCCACTGCATAGCTTGACTGTCCCCAGCGCAGGGCTTCTCGCCTTGCCTCTACGGAACACGACTGCCTCACCAGAGCACCCCTCAACGGGCCTGACCCTAAGATAACTGGACTGCCATGTCGTAACAGGAGCCGCCTTGCCTAGAAACTACTGTCCACTACTGCCGTGAAAAGTATTTCTTAATAGCAGTTGAAACAGATTTAAGTTCAGTGAACCCATCTATTTCCTGTTGTAAGTTAAGCAACTTAGTTTCAAGACGAACAAGTTGCTTGTTGTATTTCCAATCATCGTCCAACACAACAACAGAAGGATGATGACTTTGTGCTGCACCAGTACCACTACCACTTTGAGGCATCATAAACGCCTTCATCGGTACAGGTATTTCTTGACCGGTGCGAACAACTTTAATTTGGTATCGATTAATAAGCCGATACGCTTGTGCTTCCCTATATTTTTCACTAGCTACACTGTCATCCCATTCAAACTTAGAATGCAATGCAGACTTAGGGTTACGGGCTTTAGCAACAACAGCTTTAGCTGTTAGCTCACCCGTGTTGTCATAAAGTTCCAGCAACTCCATGTACTCAGGAGTTTCTGGCTCTTGTATTTCTTTAATCTTAGATGCCATGTTCTTCTACTTTCTTCTTATCTATTGTGTATCTTCCATAGCTACCGCTATAAGACTTAGGAGCAGCCGCACGCCATTCACCAACACCACCACGGCCACCTTGCTGAACCAATGCCAACACCGAGTGGGCATCCATCACATCAGGCTGATACTGAATATGCAAAATAGCACCCCACTCTTTATACTCAGCACGAGTACGCAAATCAGGAGAACCATTAGCATTACGCACTAAATCAGTACGCATATTTGGTTCACCAATAATCGGTATCAAATCAGGATCACCCGGTGCAGTACCACGCACAAAGATCTGTGTCTTAGCTAACACCAACGTCATCTGTTCAAACGCCCTAGCAGCAGTAACAGTCGCAGCTTTAAACGCTGCCGCTTTAATACCATCAGTACACTTAACGCCACCAATAGTGACAGCCTTAGGTAACATAATACGTGCATGTTTATAGTCCTCTAAAGGATCTTTAGGTGGACGCTCTTTAGTGTTTGTCTTCTTACCCTGCATAGATTCGAGCATTTGTTCCTTTGACTTATGACCAAACTCATTCATAATCAAAGGCGTAACACCCTGAATAGGGATAACAAGTTCACGCTCCTCTAAAATCCTGAGGCTAATTACTTCAGGCTCTGGTTGAGGAACAGGTACCGCTTTCGCAGTAGATTTCTTAGCTTTCGTAGGCATTTAAGCCCCTTTCATTGTCGTTAAATTAAATTGTTT